GATAAAGTCACGCCAGTGCGTACACCTGATTGTAACAAAGAAGTATTCGTAGGGGTTGGTGACATACCTACTCGGGTGTATCCTTCAGACTACTTCAAACAGTGGAAGTTGACAGACTTTCAAAGTCCTGTTCAGATCACTTGTTAAAGAATGCGCAGTTGCTGGATTCTGCCACCTCGTGATAAAGACGAGATAAACAACACCAGCATTAATTTACGAGCGTACGATACCACCGCTCTGCAAGTAGGTATCCAGTCAGACACACTTATTTAATACGCCTGATGAGACTTTGTAATAAGTCGAAACCTTATTAGGTCGCGTAGCTTCCCGAAGTGTCTGTGGGTTGGGAAGGTGAGCAGAGCATCTATTTTAAGTTTTATCTAAGCGTAGCGAAAGTGGTAATCGTCTCGGTTTGGAACCGAGTACTCGCAGGTTCGATCCCTGCCGCTTAGACCAATTTGCGGAACTGATGTAATGGTAGCCATGGCAGTCTTAGAAACTGCTGTCGAAAGACGTGTAAGTTCGAGTCTTACGTTCCGCACCAGTTTCACCACACCACGAAGGTCAAATTCTAGAAAGGTGTGTTCCTCCCGGCGTCTCTCCTCCTCTATGCCGGATCTTAAAGATAACTGATCCTCTCCTATCAGCTTGTCTTTCATATTCTCTTAAGTGTCTCTCTCCTCGCTTAAGAGAATATTTTCTTAATCATTTTGTTATCCATTGATATTATTGCAAGTAGTCTTGCCAGAATGATTTAGAAAATTCAATTAAAACAATATGTGATTTATCACAATCATTCAGTAGGGACAATATGATTCTTTCAGGTATTCTTCTAACCCCTACAGGTGTTCCATATTCAAACTCACTTGTACGGATTACAGCTAATAATACATCTCCCGATGTCTTGATGTTTGTCACTAAAGATTTTAAGACAGACATTGACGGGGAATACGAGATTGATGTTCCTAATGGTTGGTATAAAGTAAGTGTATTCGTAAATGATTACCATGCATTTACAAGCATTGGTAATATTGAAATTACAGATGATACAACAGAGACAACTATTAACGCTCTGTTGATGGTTGGGCAAACTGCTGGGAGTGATCCTTTAGTAGCTCAAGTTGCAGCTAACGCTGCTGCTGCATTGGCTAGTAAGAATGCTGCTGCTATATCAGCTACGAATTCTACTAACAGTGCTACCGCCAGTGCCAATAGTGCAATAGCCTCTCAAACGTCAGCGGTAGCAAGTCAAACCTCTGCAACTAACTCGGCTAATAGTGCATCATCTGCTAGTACTTTTGCGGGTGTATCTACCACTAAGGCTACTGAAGCTTCCACATCTGCACAGGATTCTTTGGATTCGGCTAATGCCGCTGAAGCTAGTGCTGTGTATACTGAAGGGCTTCTTTCTACTAAAGCTGATATCGCAGATCTATCCAACAACTCCGATCATTTAAAAGGCGCAGCCTTGATCGGTATTGATCTTGATGGCACACCAGCCACTATTTACTCCATACTTGGTGACTCTCGTGTGCCTATTGAATTGTTTGGTGCAGTTGGTGACTATGACCCAGATACCCAGATTGGTACGGATTGTACACCAGCCTTCCTTGCAGCTGAAGCTTCGGGCTTACCAATCAAGCTTAAAAGAAACAAGAAGTACATGATCACTGATACAATACATGCGTGGTCTTCAATGGATATATTAGGGGATGACACTTATTCACCTGTAATCTATTGTAAGTTTCCATCTTCTGGTAAGCTGTTCTTTGCAAGCCCATTCACTGGACCAAGACTTAAGAACATATCCTTGAAGGGATTCACTGTAGCTCGTATTGGTACTCATGCCGAACATGGTATATTGCTAGATAATACAGATGGTCTATTCCTAGATTTGAAAGTAATTTCAGATGGCACTGCTTTGGGTGGAGCCGTAGGCGTTAGTGCTTTTTATCCATATAACAGACCGTCCACTAACTGCTATGGAAAACTTATCTGTGAGAAAGGCGGTAACTTCGGCCTTCAATATGGGAACGTAGATCATGGTAGTATGCAGGTGTTCTCTACCGACACTATGCGTGAAGTTATTGGTATAGAGCCATACACTTTAGGTAAATACGATTTTACCACATCTTCCGCAAATGCTCTCACCCTGACAGCGCACGGATTGACTACAGGTTACCCTTTAATTTACTCCCGCCAGAACAACACAGCGATTACTGGTTTTGGACGGGCCAATTACTATTTCGCTATTGTAGTTGACGCTAACACTATTAAAGTAGCTGAAACCAAGGAAGATGCTATCACAGGTACTTACAAAACTATTGGTGCTTTCACAGGTACTCATCGTTTGTACAAGTGTGGTATCGCCAGTAATATTGAAGTTCTTCCGTCTGCCCTCAGTGTAGGTGATGTACCAGCAGCCGGCTCCGCAACAGGTGTGGCTATTATCGCGGCGGCCTCTGGCGGCTACCACGAGCATGTTGTCATGCGCGGTGTTGATATTATAGAGAGGAACCCCACCTCCGGATCACATTCGTTCTCGGTATACGGCGCTCAAAATGCAAGCATTGAGAACTGCTCTGCCGTAGGTAGTAAGGCTAATGCCTACATGATTACTAGTGCATTCCTGAACAACGTGGCAGATGTCACAGGTGACATCTCCCCCACTGGAGGTCTTGAGCTTCTTCCTGATGTTGTTGTAAAAGACGTAACAGCATACCAATTCAATGGGTCTGGTATTAGGGTAAACAAAGGTAAGGCTATTGTTGAGGGCTGTTATCTACACTCAGGCGTTGCTGGGGCATCTGGGATATCTATCTCCACTGACTCTGAGGGTTCCAAAGGAGCAAGAGCAAGGTATAACACCGTTAACGTCCCACTGGGAACTTCCTATGATTTTATCACTGGTGTGGGTAATCGTGACGAGAACAGCACAGCACGTAGGGACTATTCATCTAAAAGGATCAACACTGCATCACAGACAATCTCCAAGAACCTGACAACCACCGGAAACGTGGTTGGTACTTGTGTTTCACAAGATGGTACAGCAACCAACTTTTCCGGTGTATTGTTCATTACAGTTAAACAAGTCGATGCAAATGCTTCTGAGACAGCACACTACATCCTTCAGGTAGCTAAGGGAGCCACGTCTCTTGCTCCTCAATTGGTAACTGTCAGTGCTGTTGGGCTTCTAACTGGTGCTGGTGGAACATTCCCATCGTTCACATGGTCTATTGACGCCTCTTCACAATTGAAGGCTACACCTATTGGATCAACAAACCCTAATGCTACTTGGAACTTTTTTACAAGCACTTTGGGGGACCTTTATGTTTCATAATTCAAGCTGCTTTAATGTAAGGTACTAAAATGGCTAAGAAAATTACAAATCCGAACCCATCACCTGATACTAGGTTTGATGGACCACGTTCGAATAGGAACACGAAATCGAACAGTAAAATTCGCATCCAGAAATCAAAGCTTCGTGCGACGGCCGAAAAACTTCGTGAAATCGAACCAACTGCACTTGAGAATATCAAGAAGAGTGTAGAAGGCGAGAAAGTAGAATCTCAGCAGTTAGATTCTTCGAAGTGGGTCGTTTCCAGCATCATAGCGCTCGACCGTGCTGCAGCAAGTGAAGAAGCTAGTCTGACTAAGATCCGTATGGAAGGTAAGCGTTCGGATGATGACGAAGAAAGTGAAGAGCAAACTCCGGAACAGATCAAATCTGAAATGAAGCCACGTTTGTCATTGGTGTTTGTTGAACCTGACGAAGACGAGTAGTAAAAGTAACATATACTAAACATTCATGTGTAAATGTAATGTTTGAGTAACATAAAAGCTGAACAGTATCAGATGGCTTGGTATTGTGCTGAATTGTTGTTACTGAAAAGAATTTCTGAGCTGCCTAGTTCGGAAACCCGTGGTTCTGGCGGATCACTGATGTAAATGCTGATAGGTAAGCTATCAAAGTGGAGAAGCTGAATGACTTTGCATTCAGAGAGCTTGTCAGGCCATGGTAGTGTGGGTGCTGATGACACAAATTCAATATACAACTGTGCATACAGTTGAAGTGTATATTCCCCTTTGTAACAATAACAATAAGGCTCAAAGAGCCATCTCTGAAGGGAGAATAACGATGGCAACCCTGCCTGACGTTCTACTGACTGGCACTGCCTATCAGAATTTAAACCTCGCAACCTCACTAATTACTGGCACTCCCCTCTCTATTCAGAACAAGGGAAGTGAACCTGTACGCATTATTATTGCAGCATCTCTCCCAGCAGCCTCCTCTGAAAATGGTCAAGTGATTGAACCTTTAAAGTATCTGTATATCGAAAACGAAACAGATATCGTTTGGGCTAAGGCTGCAAAGATTGGTAACACTCACGTCTCCGTACAACAACTTGTATAAGGAGATAGACTATGAGTGCAACTGACACACGAATTAGTAAATCCCTTCGTATGGGTCCACAGACTCATGACTTCATGGGTGCGGATAGGACAGCAGCAGAAGCTGCACGAGATAGCTATTTTGTTAGTAACCCGTCTAACTTAGCTGTCTACGATGGTAACAGTGATCTTCTAGTTAGACTTATCTACACAGACACGGCACTCACTTCTTCGTTTATGCAGCGTGTTGCCGGACAATGGGTAGACATCACACCTGTCGTACAAGGCCCGAATGGTGAAGTTGTTTCTCTTGCTGGTGTACCTATTGGTGAACTTCCTTACAAACTCCTAGATGGAACCTTTGGTGGTTCTGGCATGCGTGTTCTGGAAGATGGTACAATTCTAGCACCTCCGGGCTTCGGAGTAGAAAGTGGGTCTGTTACCTTCGGCGATGTCCTGAAGCTGTCCGAAGTGGCTGGTTTCCTCGGTATATCCAACCTTTTGAATGACCGTCAGTATACGATTGTGGACTTCTATACTCCACGTACTGCTGCATCTTCTGAACCTACTGTATTTCATTTGATTGAGCCTGAATTTGAATTTGGTGCTCAGCCTATTGACAGTACAAATCTCCCAGACAATCCGCTGACATTCTTGTACGTTGTGCAGAACAATGCCAGAACCAACGCTATTAAGTTCCGCACTTATGCTCCAATGACTAATGTCAGGATTAAAGTTAGTCAAACCAGTAATGGCGTTGCTTTAAAATACATCCCAAACAAGACCTCATTCGAGAAGGATACTGATGGGCTTACTTGGGTGTTGGGTGATAACACATTCGATTTCACAGACAGCCCTGTAATCCTATCAGCGGGTGTTGAACTTCAATTTGAAATTAGAGCTGATGTCGTAGCTTTGAAAGGTAGTCCGGCTGGAAGTGCATACTTCGCTAGTATGATTCAACGCGGTGTTTTCGACGATGTAATCACTGATCGTGTCTACTCTGCCACAGATATCAAAACTAAACTAGAAACGCTTTTGAGCCCTAATAAGCTCAGTAAAAGTGCCATTCAAGATGTAGTAAATACAATCAATGGCGGTACGGGTGATGTGGTTATCACAACTACCTCTATCGGTGCTCAACCAGTTGATGCTACACTGACGGCTCTAGCTGCTCAAGTTACAGCCTCTGATGGACTGACCTATAGCACTGGTGTAGATACCTTTGCTCAAACAGTCCTCACTCCTTTTGCACGTACAATCCTAGATGACACTTCTGCTGCCACTACTCGTGCAACATTGGGCCTTGGTGACATGGCATTGCAGAATGCTGCTAACGTGGCAATCACAGGAGGTAGTGTAGTAGGGATTACGGATATTACTATTGCTGATGGCGGCACTGGAGCAAGTACTACCTCAGACGCACGTACTAATCTCGGCTTAGGCAGTATCGCTACTCAGAATAGTAACAGCGTAAGTATTACTGGTGGTTCTGTAACAGGCATCACTGATATTACTATTGCTGATGGTGGGACAGGAAGTTCTACTGCAAGTGGTGCTCGTACAAACTTAGGTTTGGTTATCGGTACGGATGTACAGGCTTGGGATAATACACTACAACAGTTCTCTGCCTTCGGTACTGTGGCTGATAGGTTGTTCTATTCTGCTGGTGTAGATGCTTACGGTGAAACATCCCTGACGGTGTTTGGTCGTAGTTTGATTGATGATGTGGATGCACCATCTGCTAGGACTACACTAGGTCTTGGTACAATGGCTGTACAGAACGGTAATAGCGTTACCATTACAGGTGGTAGCATTACTGGTATCACTGACCTAGATATAGCAGATGGTGGCACTGGAGCCAGTACAGCAGCAAATGCACGTACAAACCTTGGGATTACTTCCAGTACGTACACACCAACAATCACCAACATCAGCAACATCCAAGCTGTCACTCCTGCTGTCTGTATGTTCACTCAGATTGGTACAATGGTTACTGTGAATGGTCGCGTTAACATTGACCCGACAACAAACGGTAGTGCTACAGCTATTGAAATGACTCTCCCTGTTGCATCTAACCTTGGAGCTGTAGGTGATTTGATTGGTGTTAGTAGCTGCGCTCAAACTACACAATCAGGCGCTCTATCCGCTAATACAACAACTGACAGAGCACTCATGGAGTTTCAAGCTGGTTCCAATGCTGCTCGTGACCATGTATTCACCTTCACTTACAAGGTAATTTAGTATGTCTGATCATGTTGCTGTATGGGCGTACAACTCAAATGGGATTATGAATGGTCCTGTTATGTGGCTTGGGACAACTACAACGACTGGTGGTACTTGGAGCGTAGACTACACAGCAGCAGGGTTTATTACTGCTCCTGTTGTACAAGCTACAGCAATCTTATCTGCTGCTAACGTTTATGATAGAGCTTGGGCTACATTGAGCACTGCACCGACCACTACTAGTGCTAGTGGGTATGGTTTAAGAGGTGCTAACTTGCTAGCTCTTGGTGCTACCACAAGGACTGTCCCAGATGGTACAGTGATACAGGTTACTGTTATTGGTGAGACTTCTACCGGCGGTTAAGTAAGTAACTTTACAATAAGCATTCTTAATTGAGTGCTTATCAATAAATTTACTATTTATTTTCACAAAGGGTTGACAGGACGTCAATATGTTTGATACACTTCTCCCATCAAAGAAAGAAACAACGGAGAGAAGAATTTTGAATAAGTACAAACTTTTGATTACAAGCCAAGACTATTACGGTCATAACTTTATTGACAACATCATCAAATACTCTGGGAAGGGTGGTGTTTTGGACAAGAAAGAGCGATTCTTTAATGACTATCCTCATGCATGTGTAATGAATATTGAGACTGGAGAGTTTCTTAAGTCAGAGCCTAGTGTTGAGGTTGTGGTGATTAAAGAGGAATATTCGAAAGAAACTCTTGAAGCGATGGACTGGGATGAGTTGAGAGCTTTGGCTAAGAAGCTCCACGGGATTACTGGTCGGGATCGTAGTCAGGTGATCAGGCAGTTCTTGGAAAAGAATGAAGCTGTTTAAGTAGTACAATTTAATAATCCGCTATGGAGTAAGATGCTATGTCAAAAGTAATATTTGCAACAAAGATGCAGAAAGAAGTTTTGGAAAGTGATGGGAAGCTGACGGTGATTACAGCAGAGCCGGGAGCTGGTTCAACTGTAGCCCTTCTAATGAAGGCTTATAAAGAAGCCAGTGATAATCAAGATGTCAATGTAACCTTCTTTGTTCCCACGCCTCATCACCTAAAAGTTTGTGGTGGTGTTCGTGAAACATTTATGAAGTTGTTCGGTCAAGACTGCCGTTACTCTGAAACTTCTTGCATTGCAACATTGAAGAATGGTTCAAAGATTAAGTTTGTAGCTTGCCACGGGGATGTTAGTACAACCTTTGGCTTGGCTAATGAACTCATGTTGTTTGATGCCAATATCTCTAAAGACTTTGTTGTTGCTCATTTGTTTCGAGCTAAGAAAATGGTTGTAGTTGACTCAATTGAGAATCTTGAGAAAGACGACTCTTGGGCTAACAAAGCAAACCTTCTTGATAAAGTTAACGGTCAGGTTGTTGGCTTCTGTGATTCTGTAAAACATATTACCGGGACAATTGAAGAAAACTTCTTGTTTGAAGGTGATCGGAATCGCTATAAAGAATTGGTAATGCAGTCAATTCCCGGACGAATGAAAGTTCAGTTTGGGAGTGTTGTAGTTTGAATTACAGTAAAATTTATGACCAATTAGTTGCAAAAGCAAAGCCTCGCGGATTGAATAAGAACTCTGTAGATTTCTACACGGAGATTCATCATATAGTACCCAGAAGTATTGGTGGTACTGACGAGTCTAGTAATCTTGTTATGTTCTCAGGTCGTGAGCATTTTGTAGCACATATGTTGCTATGGAAATCTTACCCAGAAGATATCAGCTTAATGCGCGCTGCTTTCATGATGTCCTCTCGTTGGAAGACACGAGATATTCCTGATGAGCACCCTCAAAACTCTAGGACATATTCTAGGTTGCGAGAAGAGTATGCTCAAGCGGTTAGTATCCAGTGTTCTGGTGAAAACAATCCTATGTTTGGTGTTACTCACTCCGCTGAACTTCGTGAGCAAATTGAAAAGACACGGAAGAAAACAAATCGTAGGAAACAATTGGCCGACTGGCGAAACAGCAATGAAAAGTACATGTCGCAGTTTAAGCCTAAGCAAACTGAACTCCAGCCTTTTCTTATAAATATAGGTTCAAGCTTTCCTACCTTCAGGTATAAAGGTGAGCTTAAAGATTGGTTAGCGTTTGAAGTTTATAAAGACTTCTGGTCGCGCTCTGGAAAGACTGGAAAGAAAGACCTTTCAACCAAAATTGTGAAAGTTTCAGGTAAAGAGTTCAGCACTAGTTATTTTACAACTATGACAGGAAGATTTGTTGAGGATTTTGATCCTTCCTCAAATTCAGACTATGTAGCCAAGGCTTTGAACAACAACTCAGACGAATATATTACAGAAATGGAATACGCCCTGAGAAAGACATTAGTTGAAATTGAAGACGATTACATCTCTGATTGGATGGACAACAGAGAAGATAATAGATCTAAGATACAAGATGCTTTGACGAAACTTAAAGTTGAAAAGCACAAGTATAATAGTAAAGCTATTTTCTCATTGGTTGACGTAACAGAAGCGCTAATACTGTGGCGATCAGGTTTTGTAGAACAAAAGTTTCTTGCAAATCTTTACGGTGTAGCTAGAAATTCAGTTTCTAACGCACTAGAGACTAAAGAGCGATGGCTTGAAGTTAAAAACAAAATTGAAGAAATTGAGGTAAGCGTCTTTGACAACTACAAACGTAGTAGCGCCTGCCAGCAAACCACAAGCGATGTTTTTGTCCACCCCTGATTGGGTGGACATCTGTTTCTACGGGGGTCAGGCTGGCGGAGGTAAGACTTGGGCTGGATTGGCCCATCACGCCAAATATATGCATGACCCGCTTTACCGTGGACTAACGTTACGCCGAACAACACCAATGCTACTTAAGCCGGGTGCTGTTTGGGATGAAGCAAAACAATTATATAGGCTTCTTGATCCAGATTGTAGAATTAGGATTAAAGACTTAAAGATCATCGCAAGTTCAGATGCAGAAGTATTCTTCTCTCACTTTGAACGAGTTGATGATACAGACAACTTTCAAGGTGCTCAAATCTCCAGTTGTGTAATGGAGGAGTTGTGTCAGTTTGAAGAATCTCAGTTTAACTACATCCTATCTCGTTTGCGTACTAAGGCTAACATGAAGCCTAACATGCGAGCCACCATGAACCCGGACCCAGATAGTTGGGTGAGAAAGTGGGTTGACTGGTACTTGTATCCAGAAGGTCATGAATTGTTTGGTCGTCCTGACCCAGCAAAGCAAGGTGTAATTAGGTGGTTTGTTCGTCTAGATAATGAAATGTTCTGGGCTGATACTAAAGAAGAGCTTGATGAACGTTTCCCTGATTGTGTCCCTCTTTCGTTTAGATTCATCGCAGCTTCCGTCTATGATAATCCGCATATTGAAAAGAGTTATATCGCTTTTCTTCAAGGTCTTCCTCGCATACAAAAAGAAATTTTGCTCTACGGGAATTGGGAAGCGCGTCCTGAATCAAATTCGCTAATACGACGTGAGTGGTTTGTGGAATGTGCTGAAGAACCTGCATGGACAGAGATTGTTAAAACAGTAAGAACGTATGACTTTGCTGGCACTTTGAAAGGTCCAGATACAGTCTACGATCCTGACTACACAGCTAGTATTAAAATCTCTAAATTAAAGAATGGTGAATATTTTATCCATGACATTATCCGTACAAGGATTCGTTTTGGTGAGTGGAGCCGTTTTGTTCTAGAGAATGCACTTCGGGATGGCGTTAAAGTTGACATTGTAATCCCAGAAGATCCGGGACCAAGTGCTAAAGCTGCAACTATGATGCTTGCAAGAGAGATATCTGAGCAAGGTTACTTTGTAAGAACTTTAAAAACCAACCAGAAAAAGATTGATAGGTTTCGCCCATTTGCATCGTTCACTATGAACGGTGGTATGAAGATCCTAAAGAATTGTGGTAATGACTTTGAGAACAAAGTTTACAATGACCTTTCATTCTTCTATAAGGAACTTGAGACTTTCACAGGCGAGCGTAAGTCGGGCTCACAAGGCCACGATGATCTCGTCGATGTTTGCTCTGATGGATTTATTGTTCTAGCTCAGAAGTTGAGTATTCCGCTGTTTACACTCCCCAGCATGACAAAATCCAATGAATTCAGCTTTTAATTAGCCTATCTTTACAAAGGAATAACATGGCAGAAAATGACAATCTA